TTAGTTCTAACTTTAACTAAAAAGTCAGGAAAGTATCGATGCCAGCGTCCATCAACAGGGGATTTATATGGAATGTTTATTTCTTCAGATGCCCACGATATAATGTCTGGATTTTTGTCAAGCCAATTCATCACTTTACACTCCCATGAGGAACGGTAAATGATATTTTTGGGGTCACCAATATATTTCTGAGGGTTGGAAGGTGTAAATCGTCCGGAATATGCCATAAATAATATATATTCAACTTTTTTAGAGAATACGATGGCTATCATTTCAATTCCAACATCGGTTGCTGGCGTAACCATTCCTGGTGCAGCAATCAAAGGACCGCTTGGTGCCTTGTTTGGTAACAAATACGACAGTAAATTTTTACAATATCCAAGAGATTTAAGTTCTGCCACCAAAGGCCATGTAGTTCAGTTTTCAGTTAACGAAATTGAACCTACTCAATACAAAGAAAATACTATCACTAAAACAGATGATAGTTTTTTAACTCAGATTAAAAATACTGTGTCAAATTTGACTGATACTGCCAAAGAATTGAATCTAACATTGGAACCAGCCAAAAAACGTAAAGTGGCTACGATTTCCCTATACATTCCAGACACAGTTAATTTTCAATATAATTCAACTTATGCAAACCTAAGTTTGTTGGATGCAGCCAAAGAAGTTGCGAATGCTGCAGCTGGCACAAAGTTGCCTATTGTATCACAGTTAGGTAAAATAGGTTCTGGTGCTCTTTCTATTGGAACTTCTAATGCTGCCAAATTGGCATTAAAATCACAAGGTCTAGCAATCAACCCACAACAACAATTATTGTTTGACGGTATAGACTTTAGAACTTATCAGATGGCTTTTACATTTACTCCATATTCAAGAGAAGAAGCCGAAACAGTTAAAGAAATTATTAATTTATTCAAATATCATGCTGCCCCACAAATTACCAATTCTGGTGGTGGTATGTTCTTTATTCCACCATCTACTTTTAATGTAGATTTTCTTTTTAATGGTTCTCGTAACAAACACGTTAATCGTGTAGCAGAAAGTGTTATTGAAAGTATTGATGTAAACTATGCACCAAACGGATGGTCTGCACACGATAATGGTGCACCAACACAAACTACATTAACTATGAATTTTAAAGAAATCGCTCTTATCGATAAGACTAAGATTCAAGAAGGTTACTAAAAATGCAATATTTTGATACTTTGCCAAAAATAATTTATACAAATCAATCTGGCATTTCAAGAGTAATGACCAATCTATTGGCTCGTGCAAGTGTTATTCCTGATGTATTAAAGAATCCATTAGTGTATTACAAATACGATATACAAGATGGTGACACACCAGAAACTATTGCACACAAATATTATGGTGATTCTTATCGTTATTGGATTGTTTTGTTTGCCAATCAAATGTTGGATCCACAATGGAGTTGGCCATTAAATACAAATGATTTCAATGCTTATATTGCAGATAAGTATAAAAATACTGACCCATATAACACAGTTAAATCATATCAAAAGATAATTACACAGTTTGATTATTCAACCAATACAACCAGTTCTACAACCATTGTGGTGGATGAAGATACATATAATGCTATTGTGCCACAAACAAATTACTTTACACTTCCTACAGGACAAGTATCGATATCTGTTGATAAAAATATATTAACTGTCTATGATGATGAAGTAAATCAAAATGAAGCAAAAAGAAATATTAACATTTTAAATGTTTTGTATGTTGACCAGTTGGAATCCGAATTTAAAAAATTAATGTCTGTGTGATATGGAAGAAATTAATCAACAAACCTCTGTTGTAGAATCTCCTGGTGCGTATTATGCACAAGACTACTCATTAAAAACTTTAAACTTTTTAACTGCAAGTGGCCAAAAAATTGAACTAAAAAAACTTTTAGTGGAATTATCTTATTATGAAGATATCTACAACTTTGTGGTTTCTGGTTATCTTACAGTCTTAGATTCTCAAGGCTTTATTGAATCTATGAGAATGACAGGTAATGAATATATCGAAGTTAACTTTGGTAAAATTAAAAACGGTAAAAACTTAAACGACCAAATATTCAGAGTTTATAAGATTGGTGGCCGTAGACCAAGTGGTAACATGAATAGTGAAATGTATACAATTTATTTTTGTTCTGAAGAAATGTTGTTATCTGAACAATCAAAAATAAGTAAATCATTCAAAGGTAATAAAATCTCAGACATTGTTAATAATATCTTAACCGATAAACTAAAGGTTACAGATAAAAGAGTTGAAACAATAGAAGAAACTACCGGCATGTATGATTTTGTGGTACCAAGATTAAAACCTTTTGAAGCAATCAGTTGGGTTTCAACATATGCCAGACCAAAGAAGTTTCCTGGTGCTGATATGTTATTCTTTGAAACCAAGAACGGTTTTAATTTTAGGTCATTACAATCTATGTTTAAAGAAGAAGCTTATGCAACATACAAGTATGAGCAAAAAAACTTAGATGATAAAACACAACCAATACAAGAAAAAGCAACTACCGTCTTACAATATGAAATTGGTAAACCTTTTGATATGATGAATGAGATTGCTTCAGGTTCTATGGCCAACAGAACAATTACTATTGATCCTTTGACCAGAAGTTTTAGACAAACAGATTTTGATTACAACAAGTTCAAACAACAGGCACAAACATTAAATAAAGGTGGTGTTCCTGATAGTTTAAAAAATAGATTGGGTGAAACAGAGAATCAATCATTTGAAGGTGTGGTTAAAATGTTGACCAGTAATGCCAATCAAGCAAATGTGCCATATATTAAAGAAAAACAAGGTGGTTTTGCTAAAGATATTGCAGCAGAAACTTTTATACCAAACAGAACAGCACAAATTTCTTTAGCAAATTATACAACAATCAAAGCATCTATACCTGGTGATCCAGGTTTAACTGCTGGTAGAACAGTAAACTTTAATTTGTTATCTTTGAAACCAACATCAAATACTAAAGAATTAGATAAATTTTATTCTGGTAAATACTTGGTAACAGCAGTAAGACATATAATTCAACCTCAAGGCATTTATCAAACAATTATGGAATTGGCTAAAGATAGTTCACCAACATCTTACCCAACTATTAGTAATGATAACGCAGAATTTAAAAAAGCAATTAATACATAATGCAAAACTTTTTAGGTAAAGACAGTTTTAACTGGTGGTTAGGTGTCGTAGAAGGTCGTGATGACCCTCTAAACTTAGGTCGTGTCCAAGTTCGTTTATTTGGTTGGCATACAGACAATACAAATGAAATACCAGCCAGTGATTTGCCTTGGGCTCAACCAGCTTGGTCACCAAACATGACAATGACGAGTGGTGCACCTCTAATTGGTGATTTTGTATTTGGTTTCTTTTCAGATGGTGGTTCTGCTCAAGCACCTATCATATTAGGTGTATTTCCTGGTATTCCACAAGGTGGTGAAACATCTAAAGGATTCTCTGGTGGTTCACACTATCCAATTGGTGAACCAACAACAAGTCGGTTATATCGTAATGAAAAGATTGACCAGACTATTATTGCTGAACACAATAACAACTTAGATACTGGTGTGGCCACAGCAAGTGGTAGTTCTTGGAGTGAACCAAAATCACAATACAATGCTAAACCACCATATAATAGAGTTACTGAAACTGAATCTGGACATGTATTTGAATTAGATGATACACCAAGTGCAGAAAGAATACAGTTGGCACATAAAGCTGGTACATTTTTTGAGATTGCACCAGATGGTAGCAAAGTTACCAAAGTGGCAGGTGACAACTATGAGATTTTTATCAAGGACAATAATATTCATGTCAAAGGACAATGTAATATTACGGTAGATGGTAATGCTGGTGTCTATGTCAAAGGTAATGCAACACAAAAGGTTGACGGATCCGTGGATTGGACAGTCGGTGGTGATGTTAATATGCAGATAGCAGGTAAGTTCATAGCAAAAGCTACCGAATTCGACCTAACTGGTCCTATCGAGCAAGTTGGCAACATTCATTCTACTGGTAATACCACCATTGATGGTGCTGAAAGAGTTGGTTTGGGTATTACTGCCGGTATTAAAGGTGTTGGTGGTAACATTACAACAGTTGGTAATATATTTGTTGAAGGTTCTATTACCTCAACAGGTGATATGAACGGTGGTGGTATCAGTTTAGATGGCCATGTTCACCCCGATGCACAAGGTGGTGTGACAGGACCTCCACAATAA